TAACCTTCTATGTAAGTTTAAAATTAATATATTTTCTATGTTATAGAATATGACACTTGAATTAGACCCCGATGAAATCTTGAAAAAGTATAAAAACAGATTGTCAAGAAAAAGAGAAATCTATCAGATCAAATATAAAAATGATCCGATCTTTCAACAAAAAAATAAAGAAAGAGCAAAAGAACATTATCAAAAAGATAAACTCAAACAATCATCTTTGAAACTATACCGATATTATGTCAAGCATAAATCAATTCAAGAGTTTATGGATTATCACCCCGAAAAGTTTTTATTGATTTCGGATAGATTCACGCTTGATGAAATTGACAACTTAATCTGAAACATATGGATCATAATCCAATGGAACTTCAAGATCAACTTCACACGATTTATCCCATTCACAACCTTTATGTTTTGCTAAACATTCTACGAGACATCTCCATGTGTCGCATTCTTTAATATCACACGTGCCATCATACGCCCAGCCGAGTTCTGATTCGCATAACCCATGTAATTGAGTCCATTTTTCATAACCCCATTCGTCCTCCCATATACACGCGTGAACATGTTCTTGTGCGTGTTCCCATGGAATCGGATGTTTAACTTCTTCTGCCATTTTATATATCTATATCATATATTTATTTTATATGAATTTTATTTATTTTAAAAAGAGTATCAAAATGATAAGCACAGCAACCTTCGTAACTTATGGTGAGGTTGTGAAATCCGTCGCGGATTGTCCTCACCACTTAACCAGTCGCAAGAGTTGTAGTTGTTTCTACTATTTCATCGGGTTGTTTTACTTTCTCTGCTTCTATACCCGCTTCGGTTTTCTTTTCTGCTTTTTCAATGTCGTCATCTTTGTCTTCTCCCGCTTGACCCGCACCAATAATCTCGGCTCCTTGAGACGCAACACCCAACGCCGCACCGACAACAAATGCGGGTGGAAAGACGAAACCAATCGCATCAGCAACTCCCGCTCCGATCTGTAAAGCATTCGCCGTTTTTTCAGCATCATTATCACCCTTCAGTTGAAAGTGTCCGCCTTTGAAATCTTCGGCTAAATCATATGCTCCAAGACCGATATTGACTAACGCCCCAGTATGACCCAACGCTTTCTCGCCCGCTGTGCCAATCGCTTTACCAGTTTTTGACGCCGCTAACTTTCCAAACTTTTCACTTGCTTTTTTTGTCAATCCACTTTTCTCACTTGCTTTTGCTAACTTTTCACTACTTCCTTCACCCAGTAATTTATCAGTTGCTTTAGAACCCGCCTCAACCATACTCTTGCCACCTTTAACATCTTTGAGAGCAGACTTCGCCGCTTCTTCAATCGTGCCTTTGCCCGCTCCTTTGAGAGCCGCAGTCATATCAGTAATCCCACCCTTCACACCAAACGCCGCAACGACAGCGTTCTTCTCTTCTTGTAAAGTCGTCGCTTGATCTTGCTGTGCTTCGGCTGACGCCGCTTGAGACGCCGCTTGTCGTTTCATGACATCTAATTGTTGGTTAAACTCTTCTCGTGCTTGATTGCGTTTATGTGCTGACGCACGCCCCCGTGAATGATCAAACAAATCCATGTTATATATGAAACAAATATTAAAAATAGATATTCAAATATTTTCTGTTTTTTAGTATATGAGTACTAACAAGCAGAAGTTTAACAAACGCTACGGATTCAAATTAAATGAACCACATAGCAAACAAGAGATTAGTAAAATAACTGGTGTCAGTATGAGTATTTTAGATCAAGTCTATGATAGAGGGCTTGGGGCGAGAAAGAGTAATCCTCAAAGTGTTAGAAGTCTGTCGGGTAAAAAAGTCGGTGGAGGATCATTAAAAGGTAAAATGAGCGGACCTCAATGGGCTATGGCTCGTGTGTATAGTTTTGTAGTTGGTGGTAAAACTCAAAAAACAGCAGACAAAGATTTATGGGGAAAACATTTACTCAAAGAACATAAACAACATCATACTTCAAAACATATGACTATGATGAGAAAACTAATCAAAGAAGGTGATTCATTTGATACCGCTCACAAGAAAGCAATGAAGAGTGTTGGTAAATAGTTATCAAGTTGATAACCTCTCAATGTAAAAATTTGATAAGAAATTTGATTTGAGGCTTAATATAAAAAACTGACTAAAAATTTGATAAGGGACATATAGACTCGTTCAGACTAAAGAAATAAAACATACCACTTGATATAATGTCATTACTACTTCATGGCGATTGCTTGGAACATATGAAAAATCTAGAGGCTGATTCAGTTGATTTAGTGTTTTGTGATTTACCATATGGTCAGACAAGTTGTAAGTGGGACTGCCCGATTGATTTAGATCAATTCTGGATTCAGATTATGCGTATCAAGAAACTACGCACTCCAATCTTTATGACAACAACTACAAAGTTCGGTGTATCTTTGATTCAATCAGCACCGAAGAAATGTCCGTTTCGGTATGATATTGTGTGGGCTAAATCTGCTCCGTGTGGATTCTTATCTGCGAAAAAGATGCCCATGAGAAAGCATGAAATGATATATGTGTTTTATGAAAAGTTGCCCTTTTATGATTTGTCAAGCCATCAGCATAAGTTTCTGAAACCACCCGAACAGAAAATCATTAAAGAAGGTGGAGGAGGCAACTGCTATAATACTGAAAAGAGAAAGAAACCGATTACTAGAAATTGTAATGGACAAGCATACGATCCGCCTCTACCCGTATCAGTTGTGAAAGAAGAAGAATACAAACAACCCACGACTTATGGTAAAAACAGCAATAAAAATTACAATAAAAATCATGCGAAAGAGGGAGGGTATAACAAAAATCAAGTCTTATACGATCCGCCTCTACCGACTACGATGCTTGAGATTAAATCTACACGAGGCAAACATTCAACAGAGAAACCAGTTGCTCTGATGGAATGGATATTTAAATATTATTCAAAAGAGGGTGATGTTGTACTTGATCCAACGATGGGCTCGGGCTCTACGGGTGTTGCTTGTAAGAATATGAATCGTAATTTCATCGGTATTGAAATGAATGATGAAATCTTTGAAGTGGCATGCGGACGGATAGAATCTTAAAAAGTTATCAAGATGATAACTTATTCTAACATACTAGTATCTTCATGCTCGTTACCTTCCCACTCAACACTTTCAAAATTACGGAGGATACGGGCGGGATTGGATTGGAGGTCAAGATACATAACTTGATACGGCTTGGAATGGATATTCTTGTAATGTTTGAAGAAGTTCTCCTTGCCCCCGACCATCCCGCTGTACTCTTCAGCGATTTTCTCTAACTCCATCTTATTCTGCTGACGACATATAAATACACTATTAGCATTATTTCTTATCATACCCGATACTGCTCTGAAACTTTGAGTAGATATCAAATAGAAATCTATATAATGTCTGAATCTTGTACTAAAGAAACTGACAGCATTACTTTTACTGAAATCTTGAGTCAATATATCATCAAGTATCAAAGCATATGACGGACGTTCATCTCTCTTGTATTGGGCTTGCTCTTTCATGATCCCCGAAATCATACTATCTTCATAATGATCAAAACAATTGAAATGTTTAGAAAGTAATACCCCCTTGTTGTCCGTGTGTAATGTATTACTAATGAATGTTACAGTATCAAACATGGCACGATAAAAATCATTATTCATAAAGAAATTGACAAGCAGATTTGATTTACCACTTCGGACAGATCCGATGAGCAAACCCAAGCACGGCATCTTTGGGAGATTTTCATGTATATCTGAAAAGCGATCGTCTTCTTTTAGATCTTTGACTTTGAGTATTTGTGGCACGGGTTTTGATTCCATTTTACTACTATATAGATAATTATACAGACAATAAATTTGATTTAAAATAAACTTACTTGGTAAGATTGAGTGTTATGCCGTATAAAGATAAAGAGGAACAGAGGATATGGCAAAAGAAAAACACAGAGAAACTCAAAGAGTATAATAAACAATATTATTCTCAATATAAAAAGACTGCTCGGGGTCAAAAATTAAGAACAATATGTCAATGGAAGAGAAGAGGTATCAATTGTAATGATGAATGGGAAGAAGTCTATGATTGGTGGTTTAATTGTAAATCTTGTGATATATGCCATAAAGTATTTGACGAATCAAAGGTTCGTTGTTTAGATCACGACCATACTTTAGAAGGATATAATGTAAGAGGTATCATATGTAGAACTTGTAATAATATTCTGTTGGAACTATAGTCCCATACCCGCTAACATATTTTGATACTTACCCGCTCCTCTACCCCACGCTGAATTGACTTGATTCATAGTCTGTTTGATTTGTTTTTGTTGTTCTTCAATTTGCTTCACGCGTTTCTTTTCTTCTTTACGATCTTTTCTCATACGCTCATATGCTAATAAAGTATTCAATTGTGAGCGTTCAATATCTTCGGCTGTGATTGAAGATCTTACTGGTGTCGGTGATCGTGGTGCTTTCTTTTTCGGTTGTTTGACATATTCTATTTCTTCTTCTTCTTCTTCGGAAGAGGTGTCTTGAATGATAACCTTTTTAACTTTCTTTGCTTTTTTATTTAATTTAGCATTTTGTATTTCAAGATCTAAATGTTTATCTTCTAATACCATTTCTTGCTGTTGCTGATCTAGTTGTCGTGCTTCTGCTTCTAATGCTTTTTTCTTGGCTAGATTACGGGCTCGTGTTTCACGTCCCCGAGCAAGTGCGTCTCGTCGCTTTTGTTTATCTTCTTCTGATAATGGTTTTCGGGCTCGTTTGACTTTCTTGGGACTTGTGGATCGTGTCGGTCGTCCCATCTTTCGTGGCGGAGCATCAGCAAATATTTCATTTTCTACAATATCGGGTTTTTTCACAAAATCTAAATCAATCGTTTCTTGAAGTTCATCAATCTGATCTTCTTGAGACGGCTCGGGGTGAATGAAGTTTGGATTCTCTTCACCCGTTTCTTGATCTACTTCTTCT